GACCGAAATCGTGATCTTCAGGGAGACATCTGAAAATGAAAAAGCTGTTCTGCGTCTTGTTCGCCGTATTCACATGGAGCGTGTGGCCTATCCTCATATTGCCCAGGCAATCGCTCTTCTGGACAGATATCTCAATCCCGCAGGCGTCGGCGTCGACGCCGGTGGAAACGGACTGTCCGTCGTTCAGGAACTGACCTCGCTCAACAAATACAAGGAACTGAACCTCGCGCCGAGACTGCGCGGCTACAACTTCGGAAGCGCGGTCGTCATCGGCGAGAACGACGGGCAGGAAATCAAAAAGAAATGCAAGGAATACATGACGAGCCTGATTAACAAGGGGCTTCAATCGAGGCAACTGATACTCCCGGCGTCCGACGTGGAGATCGAAAGCCAGTTCACGACACACACATACTCACTGAAGACGGGCAACATCATTTATTCGAAAGGCAACGACCATATCGTGGACGCCGTCCGGTGCGCCGTGATGATTCGGGAACAGGAACGGCTTGACAGTCTCGGCGGCGTTTCCGAACTTCCGCTGCCCGTGATGACGAACCCGATATTCAATTGAAAGGCAAAGAATGAACGATCAGGAACTGATAAAAGAAAAGATGGAGAGCGTCACGGACCTCCTGCTTCGCAAGAACCGCGACTACGGCAGCAGCTTCCGAAAACCGGGCATCCTGTCCGGTGCGCTCGATTCCAAATCAAAACTCCTTGTCCGCATAGACGACAAACTCGAGCGGCTCGGCAATCTGCTTGAAAAGAACACGGACGGCGATGTTCCGAACGAGAGCGTCTCCGACACCGTGACCGACCTTATCGGATATTTCGTACTTGTCGGAATTCTGCTTGATGAACAAAGACAGGCCGGGCGGCCTATGAGCGTCGTCGAGGCGCAGGGCCGACGCGAAGACACACAGACCGGAGCTTCCGATTGAAAAAGAAAAACGCAAACAACAACAGGCGCGGTCCGGGCAATCACGCATCGGGTCTGACGGTCATCACCCCGAACATGGCGACCGCCGCTGAAATGAGCGCATCGACATTCAGCGCACAGGCGGTGAACGACGCCATCCCGAAAACGTGGGAAGAACGCGCGGCCAAAGCGTGGCAGTTCTACGTCGAGGAGCCCATCGTCCAGAATGCGATCAACTCGTGGCGCACGTTCGCCATCGGCGATGAAATCCAGTTCAACTGCGACGACGAGGAAGTGAAATGGGAAGCCCGCGAGTTCGCCGACCGGGTGCAGTTGAACAGGCTCGTAAAAGACAGCGTTCTCCAGTGTCTCGTGAAAGGCGAAACCGTCTGCTTCAAACGTCCGACGCAGGATGGAAAAGATATCGAGGAGATCGTCTGCGTCAATCCGGTCAGCGTGAAGGTCAAATACGAGAACGGCAAACTTGTCGAAGCGAAGCAGATGCCGGAGACGCCCGGCAGCGGCGAACCGATTGACCTTCCCCTCGAACAGACGCTGCATATCAAGTGGAACGCGCCATCCTATTCGCCGCGCGGGAACTCGATGGTTGTGACGGCGTTCGAGTCCATCGAGCTTCTGCGGGATTACAGAAGCGCGGAGCGCGCCGTCGCCAAGCGGTGGACCACGCCGCTCCGGTTCATTCAGGTGGGCGGGCAGTTCGGACAGAAAACCATCGTGCCGGACCAGAGAACGCTGAACACCGTGCGCGACATGCTGAACCGCATGGACATGAAAGCCGGGCTGGTCGTTCCGTTCTATGTGAAAGCCGAGACTTACGGCACCGAGGGACAGGTGCTGGACACCGAAAAGAAGATCAAGGAGATCAAAGAGGACATCATCATCGCGCTCGGCCTTGCGAAGTCTCTGATCACCGGCGACGGCCCGAATTTCGCAACCGCGTCCATCGGAATGCAGAAGATGGTCGTCATGCTCAAGGAAATCAAGCAGGTCGCGCGGGACATTCTGGACTGGATATTTTCCGACTGGCAGAAGATGAAGGGATACGAGGAGAAAAGCATAAACTACATTTTCAACGACCTCGATCTGACCAACGAGGTGGATTTGAAAAAACTGTACATCGAACTTTACGACCGCAAACTTATTTCCAAAAACAGCCTCCAGATAAAGATGGACCTCAATCCCGAAGTCGAGGCTTCCCACACGGAAACGGAATCCAAACAGGCCATCTCGGTCACCGACCCGAAACTCATCATCGAGATGGTGAACGCCGGAATCATGGCCGTGGGCGTCGCGCAGGAGAAACTCGGGCTGGACAAGGAAAAGAACAAACCGGCAACGGCGGACTGGAACTACAGGCCGCCCATGGCCACCGGCGCGGTGGAGTTCGACACCATCTGCGACGAGTGTGAATTCTTCGACGATGAAAACAACTGGTGCGACGCGAACAACCGGGACACCCGGTTCGATTCCCGCGCCTGCACCTCGTTTGAAAGAAAACGCGCAAAGGAAGGCTGCGGATGCAAGCAGTAGCCGTTGAAAAAACACTCCGCGACCGGATCGTCGAGGCGACGCTTGTGTCCATGCATGAGCGCGACCTCTATACCGAGCAGACCGTCACCCGCGTTCTGGACTCGCTACAACGCGCCGAAAAGGACGTCAAGGCAAGCCTTCTGTATTACGCCAACCTCGGCTCTCTGCCAGAGGGCAAGGCAATCAATCAGATTTCGCTCAGAAAATTGCAGCAGCAGATCAGGGATCACATCCGAGCCGTCCGTAACGAGCACTCGCTCATTATGAAAACGGCTATCAAAGAGAGTTACCGTTCGGGTATCCACAGCGGCATCGGCGATCTCGTCCGGGCTCAGATGCCGTTTTACCGCGACCTCACGCCGGAGGGCATAAAGCAAACCGGCAGCAACATATTCACGCTGATAGATAAAGACGCGCTGGACTTCATGGCGAACTACAACGTGCAGCTCGCCGGGGATGTTTCCCGCGAATTGACTGACGGGGTCAACCGCGCGATCCAGACAGGCATCGCCTCCGGCCGCAGTGTGCCTGAGATCGCCAAAGACATCGGGCGCGTGGTCAAAGACCCCGAGGAATTCCGTAAAGCAGGAAAAACAGTTTTCAAGACGGCGCAGTACCGGATGGAGATGATAGCCCGGACGGAAACGCTCCGCGCCCACAATCAGGGACGCATGAAGTTCTACAACACTGTGGGCGTGACGAAAGTCGAATGGATGGCCGTGGGCGACGAGCGCGAATGCCCCGTGTGCCGGGAACTGGACGGAAAAATATTCCCGATAGATAAAGTCCCGAACATCCCGGCGCATCCCCACTGCAGGTGTCAGATTCTGAATGCCTGGCCGTCTGAGATATGCGGGGCGAAAAATCCCGGCGCTGTGGCCGCGCCCGCAGACGCCGCCTGCATCCTGCCGCCGCAGGCTATCGAGGACATGGCAAAGGAAAAACAGTCCGAGGCGATCAAGATCGGGCAGTTCATTTCAAAAGGCGAATGGGACAAGCTCACAATCAAGCAGCTTCAGGATCAGGCCAAGTCGAACGGCATCTCCATCGCCCGAACCAAGACCGACTTTCTCGATATCCTCAAAAAGAAAACGGGGACGGATTTCTCACACCTGTCCGGCAAAGACCTGCAGGCGCTCATAAAAGAACACAAAATCGCCGCGCTCCGCAGCAAAGACGACCTCATAGATCTGCTGAAAGCAAAGGCCAAGCAGGAACAGGTGCCCGACTTCGGTTCCATGCCGGTGTCGAAACTTAAAGAGATGTGCCAGGAGAAAGGCATTTCCCTCAATCTCACCAAGCAGGAAGTCATCGATATCCTCGACGTGCTGGAACCCGGCGTAGACCACAGCGGCCTTTCCGGTCAGGCGCTCATCGAGGCGAAAAAGAAATTCAATCTTCCGATTCTCAAAACCAAGGAACACCTTGTGAAGGCGCTGGAGAAAAACTTCAAGGAAGAGATCGGCAAGAAAGTCACCAAGGAGGCTGTGGTTCAGGTCGCTGAGGAAACGATCAAAAAGGAAAAAGAACAGATCGTCTCCCTGCTGGACGCGGTAAAGGTTTCAACGGACCCGAAGGATTACAAAACGGTTCTGTCCGCGATAAAAGACGCCGAGACCTATCTCGGCAAGGGCGGCTTCTCCGTTGACGACGATTATCTCAAAGAGAAGACAGCGGAAATCGCAAAAAAGAAAACCGAGTTCAAAGCCAAGATTCAGGCGATGAATTCAAAGGAATTGAAAGACCTCGCCAAGCAGAGCAAGATCACGCACTGGCAATGGGGATCGAAGGACGATTTTATCGCTCTTTTAACCGAGACGGATGACGCCGCGATTCAGGCCGCGAAGGACAGCATCGAAACCAAGTGGGCGAAGTGGGCTGAGAAATACGGAAAGAAGCCAGCCGCGGGAGTCCAGGCGCCGCAGCCGAAAGCGCCGCCGAAACACACACCATCCCCGGCCCCCGAACCGGTCGCGCCGCCTGTTCTTGAAAAACCGCACGCGGACCTGTCGTCCGGTTTCGCAAAAGTTGATTCCGACTGGGAGGCTGTGGACAAGGGCAAAGCCTTCAAATATTCGAAGGACGCGAAATCCCTCGGCGGCGCTCACGAGAAATATATCTATATCGACGAGACCGGCGACGAGTGGCTTTTCAAACCCACAGACAAATTCATCGCACACGGCGAGGAGATGGGATACCGGCTCGCCCGGCTCATAAATCCCGACGCCGTCGAGGTCCGTTATATCGAACTCAACGGTCGCTCCGGCTCCATCCAGCGGCTGGTGAAAAACGTCAAACCAGAAGCGTCGTTCCGGGACATCCCCATCGGTAAGCTGTCTCCATCCGAG